ACAGGGCGTAACAGTTATGTGGTGCGGAAGTTGGAGGGCAAAGAATGACACCAGAATATTCTCAAGGTGTATGCGAAGATGGTGCAGTTCTGTTATGCGATGGTCAACGAATGACCGTTGATGCAGTTGTGGCAAAGTTGAATGAGTTGGAGAAGGACAAGGCGAGGTTGGATTTTTTTGATCTGAACCGTTCAGAGGACTGGCCTTACATTGAGGTATATGTTGATGCGTATGGTGTGAATGTGGAGTATTATGGTGACGATGATAGTGGACAGGCATTCAAAGAAGTGCGCCAAGCAATCGACAAAGCGAAAGGCGGTGAGTGATGTATATTGTGGGCATCATCGTATTTATCATAGCAACAATAGCGTTCACATTGTTCTACTGCTCAACTGTGGCAGATGTGGACGAGTGAGAGGAGTGAGTGATGTATTGTGTTTTTGTATTGTTTTTAGTGATTTTACACGCAACAATAATGTGCTATGCGGAACGCTATTGGTGGAAAGCGTGGAACTTATTTATGGTCTTGCTAAACTTTGGCTCATTGGCATTTTATTTGGAGCGTTCTATATGATGACTGAACTAATCAGCACTGTCCTGATATTCGCAGGGCAGTATATGAAAGGTGTTAGTGATAGCACCGCGTATGACGAGAAGGCGCACAATGAGTGGGAGAAATTGTGTCGTGAATATATCACAACGATTCAAGAGCACATAGATGCTAATGACCACAGATTTTCATATCCAGAAGAATGGCGTTTCCATCATACCCACTACCACACAGGTCATCCCAACGATGCGTGGCACTGGTTCAGCAGATTAAGCGTGTATCTCACATACATAGGCGCAGGTATCGGCTATTGGGATGCGTCATTGGATTGGCACACGGGCATATTGCTGATGGCGCATATCATCGCAGGGTGGGCAGGATTTAACTGTGGCGACAGGTGGCGTGGTTCAATGTGGACACGGAAGATAGGAGCGTGGATTGATGGGTGAATACCGAGAGTTAGGTTATTACATTGAGCAAGTTGTTGTGTGTGACACTTGCAATGGCGAAAAGCAGATGCGTGGCAATCCTGCACTTGGGCAATGGACACACAAAACGTATAAATGCCATTCTTGCGGTGGTTCTGGCAAAGAACGAAAGACCGTGAACCTCACAGATGCTTTGAGAGATTTGGGGTTGATGCCCTACGAAGATATGCGCGATGATCCTGAGTATCAGAAGTTTGAGCAGGATATGGCTAAAAATTGCCAGAGCGATATGCCACCCTGCGATGGATGCTTGGCAGGTGGTATGTGCGATGGGCCGATTGATCCAGAGTTTGACTTGTGGTTTCACGGTGATGATGGATGGTATGAGGATGAACATTCAATCGGAGGCAATTCGTGATGCGACCAATAACCGATAAAGACTTGATGCCCGATGCTAAGTGCGATTATTGTGGGCAACCTGGTGAGGTAGAGACACAAATGTATGGCAGTCGTTACAATATGGGGCGTGTGATCTGTGAAGATTGCAAAGAAGGCAATATTTACAAAACGCTATGGAAGCGCGAGCAATCAGGCCAGTAGCGGGTGACACGCTTGGCACTTAAACAGGGGGAGTCGGCTACTTGAAAAAACCAATTATTGACAAAGAGAACAAAATTGCCGATTTTATATATAAGCACAGGCATACGCCAATAGAGAATACCTGGATAGATGTTCGGTGCGAGAATTGTGATGCTAAGTTGGCGCAAGCCACACGCGGATCCAAAATCAATATCAAGTGCCGACGCTGTAAAAGTATGAACACAATACAAATGTAGTAGCAGAGGCCCAATTAGAATATCCCTCCTCGTGGTGAGGTTAGAGGCCCATTAGAGCAATACGCTCTGGTGGGCCTATTTTTTTTGTTTGGTGAGATATGGCATACCCACAGCAGAAAATAGCAGATGTAGTGGCAGACTTGTTTATGGGTATGAGCCAAGAGAAGGCAGCAGAGAAACACGGCGTGTCTCGTAATTCTGTGCAGAAGTGGGCAAAAAATGTGCAGATAAAAAAAACTGATATAGGCGATTTAGTAGAAGAACACCTAAGAAATGAACTTAGAACCCTCAGTGTTGTCGCAGAGCATACCCAAGACAAGGAATGGTTGGCAAAGCAATCAGCCAATGATGTTGCCGTTCTCTACGGCGTTATGTCAGACAAGGCCCACGCTAAGTTGGCAGCACTCGAACGAGCCCAGCGACAATCCCAAGCACAATAAAGACATATCGCTCATTGACTATACACTACAGTCATTACCGCGATATCAAGTAGCAAACCACCACAAAGTATTGGCAGAACAGTTGGAGCGTGTAGCCCGTGGTGAATGTAAAAGGCTAATGGTGTTTATGCCACCACGCCACGGCAAGTCACAGCTTACCAGCATACAGTTTCCTGCGTGGTTTATCGGCAATTATCCTGAGCGTGAGATAATCTGTGCATCATACGCACAAGAGCTGGCTGCACACTTTGGCCGTGAAGTGCGCAACTTGGTATCAGATCCAGAATTTGGTGATACGTTTGGTGTTAGCTTGGCACCTGATAGTGCGGCAAAGCATCGGTGGAATACATCTGCAGGTGGTTCGTATGTAGCGGCTGGTGTAGGTGGCGCAATTACAGGGCGTGGTGCTCATCTACTCGTAATAGATGACCCGGTAAAGAATAGAGAAGATGCTGACAGTGAGACATACCGTGAAAAGGTGTGGGATTGGTATCGAAGCACAGCGTTTACGCGGCTAATGCCCAATGGTGCCGTTGTTCTGGTGATGACACGTTGGCACGATGATGACTTGGCTGGGCGATTGTTAGAGCAAGAAGGCGATCAGTGGGAAGTGGTGACGCTTAAGGCTATTGGTGATGATGGCCGTGCGCTATGGCCCGAATGGTATGATGTAAAAGCATTGGAGCAGATACGCGCAACGGTAGGGCCCAGAGAGTGGTCAGCATTGTATCAGCAGTCACCTACCCTTGACGAGGGTGATTATTTTAAGCGCGAGTGGGTGCAGTGGTATGATGATGCACCACAATATGACTATTTGGCGATTTATGGCGCGAGTGATTACGCTGTTACGGATGGCGCAGGGGATTATACCGTACACGGTGTTATTGGCGTAGATGATGAAGATAATATATATGTGCTGGATTGGTGGCGTGGCCAGACTGCAAGTAATGAGTGGGTAGATATAGCAATTAGTATGATGCGCCAATGGAATCCGCGTCAATGGGCAGAAGAGAATGGGCAGATTATCAAGAGCATTGGCCCATTCTTGGAGCAAAGGATGCGTGAGCAACGTGTGTATTGTGTTAGAGAGCAATATGCGAGTGCTCACGACAAAGCAACACGGGCAAGGGCTATACAGGCACGTATGAGTATGGGCAAGGTGTTCTTGCCACGTGGCAGGCAGTGGGCGCAAGAGTTGGTGAGTGAGTTATTGCGATTTCCTGCAGGTGCCCACGATGACCAGGTGGATGTGCTTAGTTTATTTGGACGTATGTTGAGTGAGATGGTGAGTGGATCTGTGCGTAAGATGCCAGAAAAGCCAAGAGGATATACCTTCGAGGATTTAGAACGTGCAGCACAGCGTGTCAAGCGAGGACGCAAGAGCCGGCTGGGCGCACCGTGGGCAGTAAGGACATCAGGATAATATGGCATACCCAACAGATAATAATTTACGAGCAGAGTGGTGGTTGCGGAAGATACGGTATTCGCAGAAGTTTATGAAGCCGTATGTAGACGCAGGTATCCGCTTGCGCCGTATGTATGAGAACAGGGCAAACACTGACCGTGAGGAGCTTATTGATGACTTGGCACTTGATCCGGGTAGCCGTGCAAAGCCTTCTCTTGTTTTTGGGTGGATAGATCAGAGCGTATCAAATAGCAATGCCAAAGATCCCAAGTTCCGTGCGCGTTTGCGTAAACGAGGTAAGAGCCAAGAGCAAGACCTGGTGCAAGGTGAAGAGTCTCCACAGGACTTGGAGAATGATGCGAGTGATTATATCAATGACTTGTGGTTTGAGACTGAGCAACGGCATCAAGATAGACGTGTTCAGCGTGATGCGTATTTTTGCTTTGGCGTGAAGAAGTTGGGCGTTGTACCTGACGTGGTGGACTATGGTGGCATTGAGCGCGTGGAGAGTGAGTTTGTAGAAGATGATGCCGATGTTGAAACGCTGATGTTGTCGGGTGGCCAGTTTATGCAGGTGACGCGTGAGCAGGACCACGCAGGGCATATTGAGAAGCACCAAGAGGTGTTGGAGGAAGATGATTTAACAGAAGAGGCCATCGCTGCGCTTGAGCAGAACATTGCAGATCATAAGGCATTCCAGAACGGGCAGCCTATTCGCACAGATCAAGAGTATGGGCGTGCATTCGGTGTTCGTTGGCCTTTTGAAGATTTTGCAATGGATTGGATGAGCCAAGACGGGCTTAAAGATGCGCGGTGGATAGCTTTTAAAGTGACAAAACCTATTGAAGAGGTTCGCAGTGATAAGACGTTTATGCGCAAGGCCCGTAATGAGGTAAAGCCAACGGGCCGCCCCAAAGATGCACCAGTGCCAAGTATGGTTAGCGGTGATGATGACGACTTTGGTCTTGTCACCTATTGGGAGATATATGCACGTGCGTTTGCTACGTCTGCATATCGTCGTATCAATCTGATGTGTGTGGTTGCCGAGCAAGACAATGGTGGTATGGTGATGCGCCACGGGCGGTGGCCATTTGATAATATCACCGATTACCCGGCTGAGTTGCTGACATACAATCAGGGCGTATCACGTAGTTGGTTTGGTAAGCCTTACCTGTTGAATGCGGGGGCCGAGAACACCCAAGCGATTATGAACGAGATGTATGACAGTGTTCTGAGCACGATACGCAAGCACAAAAATTTAGTGTTTTTTGACCCTGACGTGGTAGATGAGTCTGACGCACTCGATATAGTAGAGGGCCCTGATAATATCGCCATTCCTGCAAAGGGGTTGGCACAGGGCGCGGCACCTGTTGTGCCTGTTGATCTGTTACCAGCCAATAACGACGCCATAAACTTTAGCAGTTTCCTTACCAACGCTTTTGATCGGTCAGCAGGTACTCCACAACCTGGTATGAGTGATGAAGAGACGGCAACAGAGGCGGCGATTAATGAGCGCAAGGTAACGGCGCGTGAAGATGCACGCGATGAATCATTTGAGGTGTATCAAACGTCTTGTGCGCGTAAGCTGTGGCAGTTGCAAGGTGAGTTTGGGCGAGATGAGTTGCCCGATATTTTCAGATTTGAGATAGACGTTGCTGGGCGTGCTGTGACGACTGCTGTTGAGCGTAGGCAGTGGAATGAGTTGCTGGCAACATTCAGTGGTCTTGTGGAATACTCAATGGCTATGCAGTTGCCACCACCAAACTTGCCTGCATTGGCAGAGCAGTTGTTGATACGTGGCTTTGACATCAGCAACCCAGAGGATTTATGGCCTGCCATTGGTCTTGATGGTGTTCCTGAGCAGTTGGCAGGTATGACACAGCAGATGGGGCAAGCGGGTATGCAAGCACCACAGGGCATACAAGGTGCCACGCAGTCACCTGCTACCACAACGAGTGAAGTGGATATAATGCGTGATGCGATCAGCGCGAGGTAAGCAATGAGAGTTTTATACGGTGGATATGTTTTAGAGGGTGTTGAAAGAGGGCAGTATCTATTGAATATGAGATGTAATAGCTACGACCCAGAAACTGAGCGAACTATACCTGTTGCTGGATTTGTATTTCAAAATTTTGAGGATGTTGTGCGAGCAATAGACAGTATGAATAGGTACAAACAAAAAGCCTGACAGGTGCTACCAACACCCATCAGGCCTACAACGCACTACAACTGGACAGGAGCAGTGCGTTGGCAAGATATGCAAAGGATAGGGGGCAGTCAAGTGCCAGTTTATGACTACAAATGCGAGATGTGCGGAGATGTCAAAGAGTTCATTGTGCCAAGCGATGAGCGCGACAACCCACAGCACTGCAAATACTGCGAACAGCGCGTGATGCGTCGCCAGTTTCCCGTTGAGGCCATCAAGGGCTTGCAAGTGTGGGAGCCCCACTACAACGAGGCTTTTGATTGTGATGTGAACACGCGCAGAGAGTGGCAATCTATTCTCAAAGATAAAAACGTAATAGAGGCAGGTGATAGTGTGCGAGGTGGTAGAGACTTCGACCCCAAAGCTAATAACCTGATGCCTCAACCTGTTAAGGGCAAACAATACGTGCCTGAAGATGTGCGGAGGCTTGAAAGAATAAAGGCACGGCAGAATGACAATGTAGAGGTAGAAACCTCACAGGGATGGAAGAAGATTTAAGGATAGGAGCAACGATATGGCAGATGAAACCACCACAGCAGAAGTCGATCAAGACGTTGAGACACCCGATCTGGCAACAATGCAGAACGAGTGGGCACAACGTGAGATTGAAACTATGCTGGGCAATGCGAGTCAGGCCGATGACGCGCAGGGTGACACGGATTCAGACGAGGGTGCCAACGTGCAGGATGCTGCAGACGAGGCAGAGCCCAACGTGGATCAACGGGCACCAGGTATTGATACGGCGTTGAAGTTTTTAGATGACAACAACCCTGATCTTGCCAGTGTGGTACGCGCACAGATACGGGATAATCAATCATTGCGTGAACGGCAAAAATCCATTGAAGAGAATTTGGAAGATGCCGTGCAAAATGCTGTGCAAGCGGCTTTGCAAGAGCAACAGATTGATGCTCCCGAAGATGATGGCGACTACACGCCTGAGCAGATCGAGCAAGCCAAGCAAGTGTTACGCTCAATGGGCGTGGTGACGAAAGAGGATTTAGCGCAAGAGGAACAGCAGAAGTCTTTGGCGCAGTATTTGAGTGGTGCAGTAGAGAGTGGTGTGCAAGATTTTGGTGATATGTTTGGACGCATAGAGGATGGCAAGCCCGTCATTTCTGAGGGTGCCCTTGAGCGTATCAGAGCAGAGAATCAACGCATACAGCAATATGGCACCATCACTGCCAAAGATTTGTTTGTGTTGAGCCATTTTGATGAGCTGGTAAAGGCTGCCGAAGATCGTGGTCGTAAATCAGCAGGCGTAGAGACAGCACAACGTCAAAAGAAGCTCAACGGTGCGGCCACTGCATTAGGCACGGCACCCGATACACCTCGTCCAAATCTACGCGGAAAGAGCAAAAAAGATGATTCTATCCGCGATGTGTTGATGCGCTCAATGAGTGAAGCACGCAAGAATCTTGGCTTGTAATAACCAAGTGAGGAATTGAGAGATGGCTGGACAATCCAGTTTGACAAGAACGTATTATGACCTTGCTACGAGCACCATTGAAAACTTTATGGACTCTGGCAAGCTGTATGATGCGGTGTTTGAACAAAACGTGATTTTGAACAAGATGCAAGAAATGGGTGGCGTAAAAATCATTGCAGGTGGTGAGCGTTTGTCTGGTGGTATTATGGACAAATCGAATGGCACAGTGACATCATACAGTGGCACAGAAGCATTCAATGTGACATTGCAACAGATGAGCACGCGGTGGTTCTTGTCTCCCAAGCTGTATGCCGTATCTGTTGGTATCAGTGGTGACGATATGACCAGCAACCGTGGCCCCGAAGCGTTTGTGGATATGCTCAGCGAGCGTATGGAAAATGCTGCGATGAGCATTGCTGACCGTGTGGGCACCGACATTGCCGAAGATGATGGCACAGGCAATAACTCCAAGAACATTACGGGCTTGCCTGCAATGATCAAGACAGATCCTACTACAGGGTCATACGCACAGATCGATTCATCTGTGAATACTGTGTGGCGTAACAAAGTATATACCAGTGTCGGTTCTGTTGCTACAGCAGGCGTGCCAAAGTTGCGCAGTCTTTATAACGACATTGCCAAAGGTTCTTTGCGTGAAGGTGGTGCAGTTCCCGATGTGGCCTTTACCACACAAGCTGTTCACGAAGCGTATGAGGCGTTGTTGTTCCCTCGCTTCCGTATCCAAGACAACGGTGGCCCCGGTGGTGCATCTGGCAACTTGGGCAATGGCAAGGTCTATTACAAAAACTGTGAACTGTTATGGGACCCACATATCACCACAACAGGTGTTTTGTATATGATGTGTTCACGTTTTGTGGACTTGGTGGTATATCGTGATCGCAATTTTGAGATGGATCCAAGCGGTTTGCAAAAGCCCATCAACCAAGATGCCAAGATTGGCCAAATCTTCTTCAAGGGTAACTTATGCACAAAGTTGCGCAACAAAACCGGTAAGCTCACCGGCTTAACCTAAAAAGGGGGTGCGCAATGGCAGCAGGAGATTTCACCGTAAGCTCTACGAGTTATCTTGGCAGTGTGACGCGATTAACGGGCACTTGTGAGGCCGCCAATGGCACAGAAATTGACTTTAACGTGACAAGCGTGGTCAATTTTGTATGCACAAATGCGGATGATCAGGAAAGTGCTCAAGTCGTCTTGAACAGTAACAATGGCACAGCAGATACTGAAGCAGGTTCTGTGTATATCGTATCAACAACATCTGATACGGATACGTGGAATTATGTGATGGACTGCATTATTTAAGGAGATATGAAAATGCCACAAGCAGGAATGGTATTTGATGAGGCTGAAACATATGCCGATAAGGTTTTTATTGTCGTAAAGAATGATGAGGGTGCCGTTTTGGAACCTGGCAAAGTCGTGGAATATACCAATACGACCACAGACGCCGATCAAGGCTTCTTGGTTGAGTTGGTAGATACCGCAGTAAATGCCACCACAGGTATCGCGGCCGCAGTTGCTGGTGTTGTTGAAACGACCATTAACACATCAAAGGTGGGGCGTTTGCAAATCAATGGCCCTGCCAATGTGCGTGCATCTGCATCTATTGCTGCAGGTCGTCTTGTTGTGGCGTCAAGTATCAATGCCACCAACATCGGCCACGTTAGTGCGGCTGTTCAGACGACCACTACGGCACCAGAATATACAGGTGCTTTGGTAGGCTTTACGCTTGAGAACGGCCCCAATGCTACAAATGCCACTGTGCAACTTACTATTGCCAGTGCGTAAGACAACAGGGAATGATGGCAGGGCTAAACACCCTGCCATCATTAAAGGAGAGGCAAGATGAAAGTAGAGGACGCAAATGTTTTAATCGGTATGCCGAATTATACGAATCTGATGAGCTCAGAAGTGTATGCCAATCATATTGCGTGTGTGAGTCATTGGAAAGAGGTAGGGCTTAAGTTCAAGTTTATGGTGGTGGGCAGGACGTTTGTGCATTTTGCTCGCACGCAGGTATGCCAAGTTGCCGTGGACAGTCAAGATAAGGGCAAACCATATACCCACGTGTTTTGGCTTGACGATGACGCGGTGATACATCCTGAGATGTTGCCCAAGTTTATCGAACACGACAAGGATGTGGTCATTGCACCTTATCCGATGCGCAGAAGCCCGTTCCAGATTGGTGTGCTGAGTGCTACTGCATACCATTGTGAATCGTGCCAACACGAATGGAATATTGGCGATGGTGTGACACCTCCTGACGAGATGGAATGCCCTGAGTGTGGTGGTGTAGGTTTTCGTGACTTCCACAATATGGAGTCATACCGCAACCTGACGCTGAGTGATATGGATAAGGGTTTGATTACGATTGATGGTGGTGGTACACACGCGCAGTTGTGGAAAACAGAGGTATTGTTGCGCAATGGTGATGGCAAAAGACCTGTTGCTCCTAAGTTGCAAGCACTCATTGATAATTTAAGCGAAGAAGAGCGCAAAGTGCTTGACCATAACGTGGGCGAGCTGCCAAATCCTACACTGAGTTTCAAAGAGGAAGATGATGCTGGCAAGTCGTATTTTGTGATGCCCAAGACAGGCACCGAAGATATGCTGTGGTGCTATCGGGCGCGATGCAAGGGCATAGAGATACATTGTGATACTGACGCCTTTGCCAACCACGTAGGCTTTGCACCGTTGATTACAAAAGGTTTCAGAGTGGCTGCAGAAAACGCATTGCTTAAAGGGGGCAATGCGGCCAATGGTGTCCACTTGGTAGATGTAGATGGTGGACGCGACCACAACAAGATAGACCAGGCAACGGCGGCGAGTTTGGTATAGGGGAGAAAGGATAGGCAATGGCAAAGGTAGAATATACAAAGGCCGTGCAGAAAATGAGCCACGGCGATATGGTGACAACGCCACTGATTGTGGGGCGTCAACCACAGGGCAAAACGAAGATGTGGGCGGTTGATGCGCTGTTTCCTCAAGCACTCGATGGTATGATTGATATGGCCAGTTTGGACGAGGGCAGCGCAGACTTGCTATATGGCCTTGTTCGAGCGATGCAACCCAACTTTGTTCTTGAAACGGGTACACATAAGGGCAGAAGCACACGGGCAATATCGGCAGCACTGAGCGCAAATGGGCGTGGTTGTATGGTTACTGTCGATATGGATGATTACGGCACACTGGATAAAGCCGTGGGCAATGCTAAAGAGTTGGTGCATCAGATAGTAGAGAAGTCACCGGATGCGCTTGATACTGTAAAAAAGTTTATGGATGACAACGGCATTGCCACTATTGACTTTGCATTTTTGGATGGCGACCACACTGGTCAAGTGTTACAGGCAGAGCTTGAGTTTGTAGAGGCGCACAAGGCCGATGAATGTTGGGTGGTGGTTGATAACAGTAGAGATAAGATGTGGCCCGATGTGCGTGCTGTGATGGATGAATGGGCAAAGCGGTATCCGTGCATACAGTTAGACACCTGTTGTGGTTTTGATGTGCTATGGCTAAAAAATTAAGGGTGTTTAGGTGCCACCGATGTGGCAAGGGCATAGACGCGACACAATACGGCAAGCGCAACTGTGAACACTGTGGCAGTAATAAGTGGACACCTACTGTAGTTGTTCACTGGCACGAGAGCAAGCAGGTGTGGCGTGAATGTGGTGTGTGGATATACAAGGCCAATGAATGGTTTTGGCGTCGGTGGTATGCTGATTTGATAACGTGGTATGCACGTAAACGGAAAATAGGATGGTACAACCAGGAGGATTGATATGGCAGATGCAGAACCGTATGGCCCATACAAATACAAAGTGTTGACATCAAGCGGTGAGGTTACGACGGCAGGCGTTGGTGGCTATGTCAAAGCGTTTGGCTTGACTGTAACAACCAATGCAGGAACCGCGCAATTGTTTGATGGCACAGGCAGTGGCACGGCGGGCCCAGAGCTTAAACTTGACGGTGCAACAGCAAATAGCAGTATCAGCAGTGGTGACATCGGCCCTGTGCGATTTGAGACAGACATATACCTGACGCTTTCGGGCACGGGTGCAGAGGGTTGGGTCATTTACAATGAAGATTCTGAATAGACCGGGTAAAAGGAGATAGGCAGATGATAATGTTACCACAACGTGATACAACACTTGATGAAGCAAAAAAGATTGATACACCTTTTGGTCGTTTGCAATATGCCATTAAAAACGAGTTGGTTATCCAACGCAAATATTTCAATGTGGCCTTTTTGCAAGATGTGAATCCAGGTGCAGAAATCCGTGACCAACGCAGTGACTTGCCAGAGCTGGGCGTGACCGAAGAGGACGGCATCATTGTCAGCACGTTGGCGACATTGCGCGGTGAGGTTGGCCGTCATATGGGTATAGAGATTGGCCAAGAAGATGCGGAAGAATTGGAGCGCAACGATGACAACGTGTCCATCCCTCGCTTTCGTGTCTATGACGTGCGCGTTGTAGATGCTGTGCAGACCGATGGCCCTTCTGAGCGTGAAGAGTTGTTGGCCAGCTTTGAAAATGAGATGAAGAGCCGTAAGAATGAAAAAACACAACAGATGATTATGGCTGAATCATTAAGCAAGCTGGTGGAGTTCTTGGGTGGTAAAAGTGCGCCAGATAATGACGGTGCCATTGTGACACCTGAGCAGGTTATGGAGATGATGACACCTGAGCAGTTGCGCGAGATGGCCGACTTGATGGATGCGCCAGAACCAAAAGGTAAAGGGAAAAAATAATGCCTACATCTGCTGTGAGCGTTACAACATCGGCCACGCAGATTGTGGCGGCCAACCCGATACGAACAGGATTAATCATTGAGAATGTTGGTGGTGGAACTGTTTATTTAGGCGATGATTCAAGTGTTACAACATCTAATGGTATTAAATTAGCGGCCAATGCTACTCGTGAATTATTTTTTAACGGTGGTGCGTGGCAATTTTATTATCGCGGTGATTTATATGGTATAGTTGCCACTGGCACATCCGATGTCCGTGTGCTTGAACTTGTAAACACCAGAGAGTAAAAAATGAGCCTATATAAAGACATAAAAACAGAGATACTTGAGTTGTGTGGCCAAGATGCTGGTGGCGACTTCGATACAGAGGTTGGGCGCACAGTCAACCGATGGTATCGGCGCATCTTGGGTGCTGTTGACCAAGACAATGAGCACAGAGAGTTGACGCTGACGACAGTAGCAACACAAAGCCAGTATGGATTGCCTTTGGGCGTTAAGCGCATCTTGAACATTGAAGACCCGACAGCCAAATGGCCTGTTCGTGAGATGACGCGTACAGAATATGATAGATTTTTGGCAGGCACAACGGCATCAGGAACAGCACGGCGATATTATCAGTTTGGCATCTTCGGTTCACAGGCCAAGCCACAAAGCAATGGCGTGTTGGGTGTTGTCAGCAGTCTTACCACGGACGCCACCAATCGATATGTTAGATTTTCGGGATTTGATACCAATAACGTGTATCGTTCTGAGACTGTGACGCTCAACGGCACCACGGAAGTAAACACCACAATATCCTTTTCCGCATCATACCCTATTGAAGCAATCACAAAAGATAATGAAGATGGCAGTGCCATTACGGGCGTATTGACGGTAACAGATTCGGATGCCAATACAATCGCCACTGTGCCTGTTGATATGGACGGTGTGAATTATCGGTGGATAGAGTTTTACCCTACGCCCGATGATGCACGCAATTTGACAGTGCGCTGTATTATGCGCAAGACGCCATTAGTAAATGATATGGATTGGCCGCAGTTTGATGAGGATTACCACGGGCTGTTGGTGTCTGGTCCTTGTTCTGATTTGTTGCCATTGGTGGGGCGTCCTACGTTGGCGGCACAGATGCGTGATGATTTTGCACGTGAATTTATGGAGTTTAAAAACACGCAACAGCGCAGGCCAAACAGAGTGTTGAGATTTAAGAATGTTACAAACAGTGTTGGTATTAATGATGAAGCACGCATTGGCTCTATTGATGGCGTAAATACCATTATGCCATATGAGGTTTAGCAATGGCAATAGGCACAGAACCTGGACTGATTACGAGTAAATTGTATAGGCCACGCACGTTGACGGGGTTACAATACCCGGACCCGCAACTGTCGCCAGAAGATGCCACCGTGTTTGAGAATATGAACAAGACACGCTCAGGCACCTTTGCACGTCGCAACGGATTTTCTAGATACAATAGCACGCAGATTACTGAGTCTGCTGCGGCCAAAGCTGTGACAGGTATTGTGCAGGCAACGTTTAAAAGTGGTACAACTGTTGTTTTGGAGACGGCAGGTACAAAAGTTTATACCGATGATGGCACAACACGTTCAGACATTACCGGCTCGTTGACACTCACAGACAATGCAGAGAAGCGGTTGCGCACAGCATTTATTCAAGATCAAGTTGTTGCTACGAATGGCCTTGATGAGACGTGGAAATATACGGGTGCTGGCAACGCCTCTGCACTTGCCGGTGTGCCGTGGACAACGTGCGGTGACATCTTGGCACATCGCAATTTGCTCGTGGCGATGGACACCACAGAAAGTGGCACGCGATACCCAACGCGTGTGCGGTGGCCAGATATAACAAGCCTATCAAAATTCACCATTGATATTACCACTTGGCCTACGGACAATTTCTATGAGGTATATCCTGATGGTGCCGCTATTACTGGCGGCGTCGATGCTTTTGGCCGCGTCTTGGTGTTTAAGCGTGACGGTATGTATCCTTTACGGTTTGATTCATCAAGCGGTTTTATTGAAGCGACGATGGTGGAGAATGAACAGGTAAGGGGTATAGATTTTATAGCTAAAAATGGCATAATTGCGCGTCCTGAGTTTGCGTGGGCAGTGGCGCGTGATGGGTTGTATCGCATAGCCCCTAATGGTGCTGGTGGTTTTCAAATGCTCAATGTGATATTGCCACACCAAGAGTCAGCGTGGGCAAGTATCAACAAGTCACGCCTGCAATATGCGGTGTCGTGGTTTAGAGATGAAGATACACAGGTGCGCACACTTATCAGTGGTGATGGCAACAATAGTGGCCACGATGAGGTATGGGTATATGATTGGGAGACTGGCCAGTTGTGGATAGAAAAACCTGCTGATAGCGTCAATTATGCGGCACAGGTATTTGTGAGTGATGTGGCCTATGATTTTCAAGGCACCGTTGATGGCTATGTCAACCAAGCAGATAATGGCACATCGGACAATGGCACGTCAATCAGTTTTGATATTAAAATGGCACCTAACGACTGCTCAGAGACAGAAGCGCGGGAGTTTTCGGGAAAAATAAAAGATATCGTCAACATCATCACCGAATATCGTGAGCAGTCGGGTGGTCAACAGACCATTAACTTAAGCGTAGACATCGACCAAGGCACAGCAAACGCACGAACCAAAAACCTTGGGTTAGGTAGTGGATTGACGTGGGATAGTGGATTAACGTGGGATAGTGGGTTGACGTGGCCAGGTGGCACAAACGGTGCAGATATATTTTTTGTTAATAGATTTGCTGAGACGATTGCACCACGTTGGCAGGGTAGTGATGCTTTTGAGTTTATCGGTTATCGTGTCCAATTTAGACCAACAGAATAGGTATATCATATGAGCACAGCAACAGTACCACGTGCAACAGGTTATCCGGTGCCCGCTTCTGGTGCGGCACTAAATAGCGAACCAGTCAGGACTCAACTTGTTAATATTGTAGACTTTTTAGAGGGTGGCAATATTGCGCAGGGCAATATTGATGTCACTGAGGTGGCGGCATTGGCCGTTGCCAATACGTGGACAGCAAACCAGACATATTCTGCCACGCTTACGGTAGGCGCAAACGATACTGGTTATGACGTCACTTTTTACGGTGCCACGGCAGGTGCGTATATGTTGTGGGATGAAAGTGCTGATACGCTCAAGCTCGTCGGTGGTGCTGCAACAAATATGCAGGGCACACTTACCGTTGGCGTAGATGACACTGGTTACGATGTGCAATTCTTCGGTGCTACCACTGGCAAGAGTATGCTGTGGGATGAATCTGCTGACACGCTCATTATTACAGGTGCTCAGACAATCAGCGAGACATTGGGTGTTACTGGTGCCGCTACATTTACTGCTCAATCAGTGCATACGGGTGGCATACAGTCTGGTGGCAATATTGTATCAGATACCGATAGCACCGATGACTTGGGAACAACGGGTGTTCGGTGGGCAAATCTGTATGTTGATGATATAACACTGACCACCACGATCACTGCTGGCACATCTGTTGTTGCAAATACAATGACTTTGTCAACAGGGTCTATCGTTGACAGCAGTGGTGCAATTAGTTTCGGTGATGAGAACTTATCAACAACAGGCACGTTGGGCGCAGGTGCTACGACAGTGACGAGTCTGCTTGCATCGTCTAATGATGTGGGTGCTATTGGTGCGAGTGGTACAGCGTTTAGTGACCTGTTTCTTGCAAGTGGCGCAGTGATAAATTTTGATGCTGGCGATGTGACGCTTATCCACAGTTCTAATACATTAGCTGTTGCAGGTGGCACATTGATGACTTCTGATATTGGTGTCAGTGCTGGCAGTCGCATAGACTTTGATGCCGACAGTGACACAAGCATTAGATCAACCAGTGACGATACGTGGGTTGTTGAAGCCGGTGGTCAAGACATTTTTACTGTCAGCAATACGGGTGACGCACTGTGCCGTTTCGACTCTTGGGGAACAAGTGTCAACAACACTGTCATTTATGGACAACCGGCATCAGGTACAGCATTTACAGGTGTGGCGTTTTATCAGGGCAGTGGTGATGGTAGCGCAAACAATATGTCATACGATTTAGGTTATCTCGGCAGTGGTGGATATTTACGTGTGCGTTCTGCCGATACGGATGGCTCAAGCACCGATGCTGATGTTATCCGCATACCTGATGGGCAGTTGACAGTAGATGGTAACAGCACATTTGATGACAACGCCTTTGACTATGTATGCAATGATTGCGGATGGCATCACGCTGATGAACATACCGAGTGCCCTGAATGTGGTGGCAATGTGGAATGGCACGATGACGTTGCGCTTATGAGCGAAGTGGTACACGCTATGCACAAAGATAAGTCTGTTGTAAAAAAACTTGAGAAATTAGGACTGTGCAATACGTATGGCACATTGGACACCGACAGGCCAGAAATATTCACGTCTATGAATAAGATGCCTTGGTTTTTGATGTCTGGAATGGCACAACTGTATGCGGAGATTAAAAACATCAAATCAAATTTGGGAGTAGCATAATGGCAGATATAACGGTTACACTCGACAGTGATAGACTTGCGGCAATACAAGAGTATGCCACGGAAAAAGGCATCAGCGTCACAGATGTCGCACAAATTACAGCAGACCAACAAGCAGATATATTGCGTAATGACAGGCTAAATATTTGGTGGAACAGTCTCACGACAAGTCAAAAGCAAGCCATAAAAACTGCACAGGGGTGATAGATGACTGCCGATAAAATCGCACAGAAAATTGACAACTTGCAGACAGCACTCAATCAACGCGCATCGCAGATTGTGTCGCAAGATGCTGTATGCGTCACTATCCGCGATCATATAGCCACGCTCAACGAACTGCTTAAGGATAAACAACCAGAACCTCAAGTGGAGGGCGCGTAGATGATTGGATTAGGTGCTATTGTAAGCATAGGCAAGCGATTGATACAGAAACCTGATGGTCGCCCAAGTGGTGCAAAGATTACTGCTGTGGTGGTAGCAGGTGCTGGCCTTATCGGTGCTGTGTTGGTGTCGTTGGGTGCTTCTCCGGAACTCGCTGAAGCGGTGCAACGGTTTATTGAGGCCATTGGCCTACTGGCTATTGGAGGGTAGGCGTGGACTTAGCTTGGCTGACAGATGCAATGTCTGGTTTGCCCTCTGAATTTCGGTTTATTCTGATACTCGTTGTGTTGGGCATTACATACAAGTTTCTTGAGATAAAATATCTTAATCGTGGCGAGGTCAGTGATTTGGATATACAAGAGCAGATTGCCAACATAGAGAAGCACGTCACCAATCACCTGTCGCACGACCTCAAAGATATATCGGCAGAGATCAAGGCACTGTCCAGTGTCATTCGTGACCTTACCGAGCAGACCAACCGCAACGTCAACACAATGAATGTAGTGCTTGCCAAGCAAGACCAGACACGCGATATGCTCATTGAGTTGCGCGGTGAGATACGGAGAAATGTTTAGTGCCAAGTTATAGCAAAAAAAGCAAGGCTATACTTGCTACGTGTGATGAGCGCATACAGCGCGTGTTCAATGAAGTCATTAAGCACTTTGACTGCACCATTACCTGTGGGCATCGCACCAAAGAAGAACAAGACGCACTGTATTATGCCACGCCAAAGAGGACGCAAGTAAAGTGGCCTAATGGCAAACATAACACCAAACCGTCACAGGCTGTTGATGCTGTGCCGTGTCCTGTTGATTGGGATGACAGAGAGCGATTTACATATTTCGCAGGGTTTGTAGTGGCAACAGCATTGTCTATGGGCATCGCGTTACGTTGGGGTGGTGATTGGGATAGTGATACTGAATTGGATGACAACAAGTTTGATGATTTACCACATTTTGAAATTGTAGAATAACTTTACAGCGCATTGCAACAGGACAGGAGCCGCGCAAATGCCATTACAAACAACAACACCAAGCCTGCAAAATACCTTGCGAAATCGCTTGCAAGACCCGTTCAGCGAGGAAGAACGCAAGAAGATGCTGGGCAACAATACTGCATTGCAATCTCAACTTGACTCGCTGAGTGGATCTTTGGGTGCTTTTGACCCATCGGCAGAGAGAGGCGCACGCACAGGCCTACTCGAACAACAGGCACAGCAAGCACGTGAGAACATCGCACGCACATTTGCGCTTGACCCATCGGGTATAAAGACGGGCGCGGCAATACGGCCATTTAGTGCTATTGAGGGCGCACGCCTGAGTAATTTGGCGGCACTTGAAAGCGAGTTGAGCCAACGTGCCGGCGCAGAGAATCGTGCCAATTTGGGCGCATTGCAGAGCTTGCAGGGGCAACAGCAGGGCTTAAACCTTAATGCTGCACAGTTGGGCTTGCAGGGGCTTGGCCAATTGCAAAATCAAGTGCAGTTTGACGCGTCTCAGGCTTTGCAGAATGAGCAGTTTGGTAGGCAGTTGGGTGAGCAAGGGCGGCAGTTTGATGCGTCACAGTTAGGGCAGATTGGTGGGGTTGACACATTGGCGGCCCGACAGTTGGCAAGTCAGATAGGGCTTGGCAATCGTGCGCAGGCACTCGCCGAACAAGGGCAACAAGCACAGATAGGTTTGCAAACACGTGCGCAGACGTTGGCAGAACAAGGACAACAAGCACAAATTGGTTTGCAAACACGTGCGCAGGATTTACAAGAACAGGTCAGTTTGGGCAATTTATCATTGGCAGAGGCTGACCAAATCTTGCGCAGTGACATACAGCGTGGGCAATTGGGCTTATCGGCTCAACAGCTTGCACAGCAGGGCACACAGTTTGAGCGATCATTGGCAGAGCAGGCCGCCGCACGTGAAGCCGCCAACCGTTTGTCAGAGGGGCAGTTGCTTGGTAATTTAGGTGGCCAAGACACATTGGCATCACAACAATTGCAATCCCAGCTTGGCCTTGACACACAGCAATTAGAATTGCAACGGCAAGCCCTCGCAGAGCAAACCGCCGCACGTCAAGAAGCCAATGCATTACAGCGTCTTGGGCTTACTGGCACGGAGGATGGCACACAAACAATCGCATTGCAACAATTACGTCAACAGGATGCACAATTTAATGCGCAGATGTCGCAACGTGCTTCTGAGTTTGCACGGCAGTATGGATTGCAAGAAGCTGAGTTGTTTGGTGGTGGGCCCAGCATTACATTCACTGCACGAGAGTTGGTGAATACGCCAATGAATACGCGTCAGGGAGATGCCAATTTTAGACCCGAATTGGACATTGATGGCAATGGTGTATATGAATTTAAAGACTTTATCGCGATTGCTCAAAACAGTGCAGACTTGGGCAATGGTGTTCGCCAGTTTATCCCAGAAGATGGGCGCAGAACACTCGCGCAACAACAGCTTGACCAAGCCAATGCAAATGCTGCCAGAGAATTTGGCATTGAGCAAGCACGTCTTGATGAAGCCACACGGCAATTTGATCAGCAATTTGGGCAAGCAAAGAACGAATGGCAAACGGCCACAACGGGCTACATTTTTGACAATGATGGCAACGTACAACAGCGATGGGATATTGACGAACGCGGCAACCCTGTTCAGGTGCCATTGACGACACTTGAGCGCGAGCAGTTTGTTGAGCAAAAACGCCAATTCAATGAAAAGGTGCAATTTGACATACAAAAACTTGCTGACCAGTTGGACATTGATTTAAAAAAGATTGATGCCACTAAATTTGCCGCATTAATGGGTGTGGTTGGTAGTATTGCTAATACTGCAGGAACAATCATTGGCAATCAAGGCAATGGCAGAACGCAGACAGATTTCTCAACAAATTTCTCTCCTTTTAGTATCGGGTTTGGAGAAGGTCAATTTAGTATTGGTTAGGAGTAAATATGGCACTTGGAATTAGAACAGTATTGCCAGAACCATTGGATATGATGATACGCCGTGGCATTGGTTCACGGCCTGCTACTGTAACGCAACCACAAACGCCTATCACCACAGAGCAGACACAAACAGATAGTGTGCCCGATGAGAACGGTGTGCCGAGGTTTGCCGATGGCCTTATAGATTTTGCCAAAGCACTTGCACCTACATTTGCAGGTGCTGGTATTGGCGCATTGGCAGGTGGTGGTGAGGGCGCATTGATTGGCGCACAGGCGGGTGCGTCGTTTCAGCAGGGTAAGGTTAAACAAGAGAATTTGCTTGCCACACAACGTGCAGAGCAGGCCGCCACAGCACAAGAAAACCAAATCAGTGCTTATGATGCAATGACCAAGCGGATACAGGCAGAGGCACAACGTGATAGGGCACAGGGGAAAGGTGTTGCAGAGCCTAAATATTTCCAAAGCGGCAACATTGTGTTAGAGTTAAAAGCTGACGGATCACAGGTGCGTCACGTGGTGGGCGACGCTGGAAAAATATTGCCTGATGGCACCATTATAAACAATGGCACTGTTCCAAACCTTGACGATGAAGAAACAAACAAAACACAATTGAAAACGATGTTGCAGCAAGATATGTTTGCAGAGGCTGCACCTATTGCACGGGCATTGGGGCAAAACGCATTAGCAGATGCGTTAGAGAAAAAAGCCCGTGTTGTGGCTCCAGAAAAAGGAGAATTGCCTGCTGGACAACGCAAACTTAAATCCGATTTAGAAACGATAAATTTTGTGGGCAGAGAACTAATTGATGCTATAGAAATACCAGAGATCAATGAGAATATTGGTTTATATGCAGGAGCGTTGGCAAGTGCCGAGGGCAGGCTGACAGGTGGTGAAGCATTACCTGTTGAATTTATCACATTTGACTCTTTCCTCAATAACCTTATTGATAAAACTTTAAGAATGCGTTCTGGCGCAGCAGTGCCACCTCAAGAGGCCGCCAACTTTAAAATGAATATAATAGGTGGTACAACGACATCACCCAAAGCACTTAAAGCACGCCTTGAAGCGTTTGTCAAATTTAATGAGATTGAATTGGCAAACATTGAGGGTGGCGGTGATAAGATCGGGCGGTTGTATGCCTTTATGCCAGCACGAGAACTAATAAAATTAGCGAAAAATGGCGATGAAGCAGCTGTGCAAATGGTAAGAGCAAGGGGGCTATTAAATGCCGTTAAGTGATGAAGAATTGAAAGCCGCTAATGTTTTTCTTGGTGATAGTGTTGCTACATCACAACCTTCACAAACAAAGCCTAACAAAACCAACCTGTTTTCTGATGATGAAATGTTATTGGCAGACAAAGCACTTGAAACCATAGAAGAAGCAACGCCAGATCCACGTGTCGGTGTAAAAGGGCAAGGCTTTGGGGGCCGTCCAAGTGGGCGATTGACACCCGGTGGTATCTTTGAGGCAATGACTACAGACAAAACATTGCGTGATACAATGCAGCCTGAGTTTAGTGCTACCGAGTTAATCTCGAATGTGCCATTAAGTGCTTGGAACGTCGGTGTTGGTGCGGTTGAGGCTGTCACATCGCCATTGCAAACGCTTGGCCTAATTAAGTCGGGTGTTATTGGTGCCGTTGATATTGCTATGGGCAATGAGACTGTTGAGGCCGAGATTGCGCGTGAGATGGGTAAAGAGATGACACGGATGCTTAGAGACCCTGTTGGCACATTACAAGAAGACCCCATCGGCGGTATCCTCGACCTGTCGGCATTTACCAAGCCTGCAATGATAGCACGATTGGGTGGTGTTGGTAAAGCTGCAAAGTTTTTAAAATATGTTGACCCTGCAGAGGTTGCCGTTGTCGCGGTGTCTAAGGCAGGCAAGAAGGGCATAAACTTTTTGAGTGAGTTTATGGAGGCAAAGACTGGGCAACGCTCTGGCGTGGGCGCATTGCGTGTCAATGCAGCACGTGAGGCAGGCAGAGAAGGTGGCGCACGTGGCAAAGCGTTTAAGGATGCTATAAAGAGCAAAAAAGAAGTGGGAGACTTAACGCTTGAATATGAGCGTGGCGTGCGTTCTGGTAAAGATTTGATGGCAGAGAGATTCAGAGAAGATACTGCCAATCTCACATACAAGAACCCGTCAAACCCTGTAAACCCACGTGAGGTACGCAAAAATATCAGCAAAGACCTTGAAAGCACTTGGGGTTTGAAAATTGATCCTAAACTTAATGCTGATGGATCTGTACAAATAAATATAGACTTTACAGATTCTATATGGCGTTACGAACCAACAAAACAGGAGCGCATCAGAAAAGCATATGATATTATGAAAAATTGGGGTAACGCCTCTATTGATGGCTCACACCTTACAATACAACAACTTGACCAACTTATTGAACGTGGCCCAGAGACTTCAAAGTGGGCCGATGTCAATGCTGTCGTGCAGGGGATGCGCAAAAAGATACGTGACGAGTTAGGCAATAAAATTGAGGGATATGACTTCCGTGCTCAACGATACGCACAGATGAAGCAGTTTTTAGAAGAAACAGAAAAAGCATTGGGCCTTGCACCTGAACGTGGACCCTTAGATTTCATAGGTATAGAGGGCACTGTTAAGCCTGTTAACACAAAATCTTTGACGCGCATAGGCAATGCAATGAATGATAGATTGAGCGATAGCAATGCCTATAACCGTGCGCTTGTTGAAGAGATTGACAACATTATCTCTACTGTGGGATTGAAAGAGAAGGGTATCGATATACAGGCAATGCCAGAAGCTGAAATTCTTAAAATGGCTAAAGAGCGTGGCATACCTACCGATACACGAGGCATTGACCAGGTAAGTGGAGATTTAAAACGTGCGCTGATAGAAGAAAATGGCGTGCAAAGCAATCTAAGCACAGAATTGGCAGCAGTTCAATTGCGCGATTTGACACCGCAGGGCATTCAGAAAATTGCAATGGGCGGTGCATCAGGTGGCGGTGTTGGTTTTGGTGCAGGGTATGGGTTGGCGCAAACTTTAGGCTTTGGCGATGTGGCGTCTATAATGGCAGGCACAGCAGGCTCAGCATTGGGGCGTGTTCTCTCAGCACTTACCATTGAGAACCCACGCGCAGTGGGCAATTTTATGTATCGCTTAGGTGCCACAGAGAAGTTGGCAGGTGATATGGTTAAGCAGTTGGATGCTTTGCGCGATAATTTAACCACCAGACATAAGGTGACAAACGCGGCACTTTCGGGTATGAGCATTGGCGAAGCGGTAAACCGTGCAATGCGTGAGGAGTCCAAGCGTATGAAAAAGCGTGGGCGTAAGGTAGGATATACAGCAGATAGTAGATATGAACGATAAAGCACAGTGCCCTTTGCCTATCCTTCACTGTGCAATGCGCCAGTGCCTTTGGTGCTGGCGTAAAATCACAACGTGACTTGCTCACGTTCTCCCGGCCCCAGTAGTTACTCGCTCAGCTACTGGGGTTTTTTTGTACTCGAATAGTTTTTTTTCTTGCTATTTTATGACAGTTGCCATATATTGTGGGTGTGGGCGATATCATTTTAACTTAAAAAAGGACGGTTGCCATAATGACTACAGGTAAAAAGATACGGGGCCATCGTGTTATGCAGGGTTGGACACAGGAGGATTTTAGTTCAAATATGGATGTTAGCTTGACAACCATTAAGAATTGGGAGTCTGATCGTATCTCACCACGCATAGACGAGCTGTTGGCAATGGCCGATTTGTTTGGTGTGGAATACACACAATTAGTAGGTGAGAATAAAGAGGTGGTAGCGTAGCACTTTCCACGGAGCACGCCACCACCATAAACCAACCGCAGTAAACCACGGAAGGAAGGGGAACGATATGCAGACGGTAGAGAACACGCAAGACAAATCACAGGTGCCAGAGTTGTCACCATTGGGCGAGTTGGCAGAGAGTGCCTTAAAGGGCGCACTGGCAGTTGAGCGTATGAACAATATGATTGCTCAAGAGCGCAAAGACGATGCACGCAAGTTGCGTGATTTTGCCAACGATCCGAACAAGACACACGTTGAAAAATTCTTTATGTGCAACATTGTTACGCGCAACAAAATGTTCGGTTATATCACGCAAGAGCAGGTTGATACGCTGACAGATTTTGAATTGGCAAACCTTATAGAAGGGGCAGAGTAATGATTATCGCTAAAGACGCACCTGCTCACGTGCAAACGACTGAAGATGGACGCTTTGAGGTGCGGATGTATGGCTACCTCGTAACGACATACGACAACAAACTTGATGCCATTCAGTGTATGCGCAGAGAGGCCGCAGGGGAGCGTCAGTATGCGTATAAGTAGAGATATGTGGTGTGCATTGGCCTGTGTCGCGTGGTTCATTCTGATACTCGCAGTGAATTAAGTGGCACAGCAGACCTGAGATCAATAATCAGCGTGCTGTGCCCAGCCATCCCATAGTCGCGCATCTTATCGGGCAGGTGGGCTTGTCACCCACCTGCCACATTTACCAACTATTGACATTCATAAATTACCGCGTTGCTCGGGGCGCAACAAGGGAGTAAAAAAAGGAAATGTTCGTGGACTCAACTATAGCACTCACAAACGCGTTGCATAAGATTCGCAACAAGAAGCCAGAAGCGCAAATTGCTGATGAGACAGGCATTGCACCGTCACAGCTTCGCAAATACCGATGTGGCGCAGAACGCCCACACCTTGACGAGTGGCCTAAACTGATTCGCGCCATTCACGAAGCAGACCCAGCAAGCGCACAGGCATTGGTACAATCTGCCATACCACCAGAACTGTTCACCGTGATACCTACAACGTCAAATCACCAACGCTTATCAGTAGAAGTGCTTGAGGCAGGCATTGCGTCAGCAGATGTGCAAAAATCGTTTCTTGATGCCGTATCAGATGGCAACATTGATGAGCAAGAGTTGGATGACATTGAGGTGCATTACCAACGCTTACAGGACGAGGCCGCGCAAGGATTGGCAGCTATTGAGAAGATGAGACAATGATTCTGAGATAGGGGAGCGTCGAGCGTCGGCGTTATCTCAGAGCAGTGGCGCCGAGGGAGCGTCACAGAGGTGTGGGTGTCGGCGTTGCATTCTGGGGAGAAGGGCAACAAAGACATTCACACCTATTAAATCTAAAGGATAGGAAATATGGCAATCAATAAAGAATTCATCGTCAATCTGAAGGGCAAGGACTTTGTGACCTTTCCCGGATTGCTTGACCTGGCACATCAACAAGACTTGCGATATGTCAGCACAGAGTTGGTACAGATACCTGATGCTGACAACGACCACACGGCCATTGTGACTGCAAAGGTTGAGACGAGCAAAGGCACATTTACGGGCATTGGTGATGCAAATCCTGTCAATGTGGGCAACAAGATGATTGCTGTCCACGCAATACGTATGGCAGAGACACGCGCTATTGCTCGTGCGCTGAGATTCGCTACAAACATTGGTATGACTGCTCTTGAGGAAATTGGTGGCGATGTTGTAGAGGCACCGGCCAAAGAATATACAACCACTCACGATGCAGAGGCAACGCAGGGGCAAATTGACCTTATCAACAGTCTTGCAAAAAACGCAGTGTTTAGTGATGCAGAGAAAAAAGAAATTGCAGATCGTTTGGCCAGTGGCCTGACAAAAGCAAAGGCCGCCATTTTTATTGACCGTATCAAGGGGAAGATTGAGGAGGCCAAAGGTGATTAAATACCGCGTAACACTGGCAGACTTTGACAGCACGTGCAGTTGTCCAGCAGGGCGATATGGCAAGAAGATGTGCAAGCACCTGCGTGCTGTTCTCGGTGCAGGTATGCAACACCGCGTGCGTCCTGCTGTGCTTAAAGAGGGGCAATACTGGTACGGTGGCAATGTGCAAGGGGCTTTTGTTGGTGAGTCACCAAAGGACGTTATGGAGGCAATGCGCAATGCTTAACGAGCAACAAACAATGGTGCAAGAATCAATTGACGTGTTAAAGGCACGCAAACGCGAAGAGGCCGTGCTTGAGTTAGGCCGTGACAGTGCGAACTGTGAAATCTTGCAGGGATTACAGCTTGAAGCATTGCAGGTTGAATATTTGTTGCTTGAGCCTGATAGCACGTGGAAAGAGTATGTGGCAGGCAATCTCAATATGTCATATCGCACTGTGCGCAGACGTATCCGCGCTGCCGAATGGAACAGCATATTGGGTGTGGACATTGAGACACTGCGCCATATAGACGCGTCACGCTTAGAGCAATACCGTGATTTGGCTACTGCTGAAAATGTGCAGGACTTGGTGCTTGATTTGTTGCCACCAGACAAACACGGCGCAGGCCTGAGCGATGCAGATATTATTGCCAAGTGGAAAGGTGACACGGAGCCACAAGAACCTGCAGAGCCCAAGAAGTCGGTGCCTGTGCGCTTTGTCGATACAGCGTCAGAGTTTATATGGCAATACGAAGAATTAGACGAGCAAAAACGCCTTGAGTATGTGGGCGATTTGCGGAGAATGTTGGCATAAACGTGCGGTGGACTTACTTAACCGTAGGCCATATGACAACCGCACACAACGCTCGGTGGGTATATGAGAAAGGAAACGCTCCCATACCCACCGAGCATTTAAGGAGCAATGCAATGGCAAAAGTTAAGCTTAACACCACATACTGCAACGATGATGCAGCGGATGAAATTTGTGCATTAGTTGAGAAATATGGACTTGCTGAAGTGCTTGGATGCTTCCCTACCGCGTCTTTGATGGATGAAATCAAAGAACGCATTGCCGAGAGTCCCTATGGTTTGGACAATGTAGTTGCAAAATAACAAGGAGCAATCGTGACACCATTTACCACAGCAGGCGAGCAAGCCACAGCACAGACATTGTGCCAGATGTTTCCTGCACTCACAGCAATCAAGACGGGCTCAGAACACGCACGCCTTGATATGGTGTTCACTGTGGGCAATCGGTTGCGAGCAGTTGCAGAGATTAAAAAGCGCAAGTTTGGAATGGCACGCCAAGAGCAATATGGTAGCACACTGATTGAGTGGAGCAAATACCAATCTGGCATTAATGCGTCATTGGCATTGGGTGTGCCGTTTGTGGTGATTGTGGAACTGGCAGATGCTACAATGTGTTGGACGGTTACTGATAATGCAGGTGAGCCAATCATACCGATAGAGCGCACGAACAAGAGCGCACAGGTATCAGAGGTGAACAAGAGCAAGGTGCTGAAGGATTGCGTATTGTTGGCGAATGAACACGGGAGGGTGCTGTGAGATTTATTTGTAGATGGTTTTTAGGACACGCTATAAAATTTGATAGAGAACCTGGTTCATTTAGAAGCAGAGTGTATGAGCGTGAGGATGAAGCTGGACGGCAATATATACAAGGGCGTTGCACTCGTTGTGGTGAAGTGTTTAGGCAGAACTTAGCGCGACCAATAAAGTCTGCAAACGGGCGATTGATTGGCCTTGATTTTGGAAAGAATCCAACGCGATGAACATTGCAGACCAAATCAACGCCTGGAACTGCAAAGTAGAATCAAATCCATTCAAGCAGGGGCTAACCGTTGGCGATGCTCACGATCTGGCAAAGTGCAAGACCGCACCACCTGAGAAGTTGAGGCGCAAGTATGAGAAGACGGAACACTTCCAACGCCTCAAAGACACCGCCATAGCGATACACGGCAAGTGCCAGTTATGCCCAAGCAAGAAAAGCCTGACGTTTCACCACGTTCATTACAGAACGCTTTTTGAAGAAGATGTGATACGCGATGGTGTTCTCTTGTGCTCTCGGTGTCACAGAAAAGTTCACGGGAAAGGTTGATACAATGATGCGACAATTCAAGGTGCCAAAGCTGTCACCTACCGCACAGAAGATGCGCAACAGGCGCAACGAGCTACTGAGCAAGGCACCGCGTAGCAAGCGAGCAGTTCGTGCCTTAGAAGCAGAATACAGCTTGCGTGTGTATAGCCAAGCTGAGATAGAAGCGTTTGTAAGTGAGCGTCCAGAGTTGGAGACAGCAGAGGTGATAGGGAATAGCAGTTGGGATAGTAGCAAGCCAAATTTTAGTTATTGAGGTGTTGACTTGAGCGCGTTTACCTTGTATCTTTACCCACGACCACAATCACAAGCACCAGACACAGGTTTTTTTCTGCCTGTTAATGGCGGTTTTACGTCACCCGTATCCAATCGGGTGCTTTCCCCAAATGACCCTGTGTCGGCTGGTGATTGTGGTCGCGTAGAACCGCCTTTTTTATTGGGCAAAAATATAGCGGTATCGGGATACTTTGCGAGAGTTGCCGATACCGCCAGCAACGTGACTCAGCATAGCTGGGCCACACGCGCAAGGTAAGCAAGCTCAAGTTTATTGGCAACGAATTTTTTACGCCTTTTGTGCGGTCACCTTTTGAGTGTTCACCACCTGCGGGGGTTGAACCGAGGCAAACAAGCACACCGAAGTAAAAATTGAATATGCGTTCTCCTGTGAACACAGGCACGTTAGACCACGACACGCAATGTATGCAAAATCCGTGATAAGCTGATTGGGGGCATACACCATTACAGCGAAGTGGTTCGGGGTGATGGCTCAGAAGCGTAGGCGTTGAGCAGGGCGCAATTAATCGGTGCGAGAACAAGCACTTTGCCTGTGGTGGAAGCCCACAGGAGGCGCACTTACTCAGGCAGTCAGCGCAGGTAAGGGGTAAGTGAGCAGATGGCCTGCACTGTGACGGCGAGAAACTAACTGCCGACGGCATACGGGGTAGACTCTCTGGTAATATTTTTACTGGGGGGATAATAGGGGGGTAACTCTACCCCGGAGCCAGAGGTTGAAGATTTGGAGCTTGAACGGTGTTAGGTTGCATTCATCCAAACTACGATGGGAGTACGTAATCAAAAACTATGGAGGTGGTAAATTGAGTTATCAAGAATTTTTAGAATCAAAACGTATCAAAACTGAAGATGTGGGATTTGATGTTGTGGCAGAGAACATCAACCCTTCATTGTTTGATTTTCAACACAAAATTGTGACGTGGGCACTCAAGCGTGGACGTGCTGCGATATTTGCAGATTGCGGTATGGGCAAAGCATTGATGGCATTAGAGTGGGGAAATCAGATCCATAAGCAAACAAATCAAAACGTGCTCATACTCACGCCATTGGCAGTTGGTCAGCAGTTTTTAATTGAGGGTGAGAAGTTTGGCATACCAGTCAATCTGTGTCGGACTGGGGCAGATGTGAAAAGTGGTATCAATGTTACGAATTATGAACGGCTCCATCATTACAATGCAGATGATTTTGGCGCAATCGTTCTTGATGAGTCCAGCATATTGAAATCATTTGACGGTAAATATCGCAAGGACATTACTGACTTTGCCAAAGAGATCAACTACCGCTTGGCCTGCACCGCAACACCAGCTCCCAATGACTTGATTGAATTGACCAATCACGCAGAGTTTTTAGAAGTGATGAAAAGCAAGGAGATCATTGCGCTGTTCTTCACGCAGGATGGCAACACAACTCACAAATGGCGACTGAAAGGCCACGCGCGGCAGGACTTTTGGAAGTGGATGGCGTCTTGGTCTGTGGCATTGCAAAAGCCATCTGATTTGGGATTTTCCGATGAAGGCTTTGACCTGCCCGAACTAAAAATGCATCAAGACACTGTCCACGTTCAACTTGATAATCTGCATACGCTCTTTCCGATGGAAGCACAGACATTGAACGAGCGCAGAGAGGCACGCAAAGACAGCCTGCAAGACCGTGTGGCCCGGTGCGCTGAGATGGTGAACGGTAATGATGATGCGTGGTTGATATGGTGCAACCTCAACAGCGAATCCGAAGCACTCAAGAAGGCTATACCTGATGCGGTGGAAGTCAAAGGCTCTGACAGCAACGAACACAAAGAAAAGTCTTTGATGGCTTTTACCCGTGGTGAGGTGCGCGTCCTTATAAGCAAACCAACTATCTGTGGATTTGGGATGAACTGGCAGCACTGCCACAACATTGCATTTGTGGGGCTTTCCGATTCATTCGAGCAGACTTATCAGGCTATCCGTCGGTGTTGGCGGTTCGGCCAAAAACAAGATGTCAATGTCCACATTATTACCGCACAAACAGAGGGCGCAGTTGTGCGCAACATCCAGCGCAAAGAAAAACAGGCCAATGAAATGATACGCTCTATTGTGCGAGAAATGAGAGGGTTAAACGTGCAAATCCAAAACACACGTAGAGATGAAATGGAATACCAGACCGACGACGAATACGGCAAGGGGTGGCATCTGATGTTGGGAGACTCTTGCGACCGCATCAAAGAAATTGAAACCGATAGCGTTGGGTTGTCGGTGTTTTCGCCTCCATTCCCGTCAATGTATGCCTACACCAATTCTGCACGCGATATGGGCAATGCCCAATCATTCGATGAGATGATTGAGCACTTCAAGTTTTTAATGAAAGACTTGATGCGAATTACGATGCCGGGGCGGTCTTGCGCGATGCACTTAACACAGGCCGTAGCGTTTAAAGGCACTGATGGGTATATCGGCATCAAAGACTTTCGAGGCAAAACCATCGAGGCAATGCAAGAGGCGGGATGGATTTATTACGGTGAGGTCTGCATTGACAAATGCCCACAACTCAAAGCCATTCGCACTAAAGACCGAGGGCTATTGTTCAAGACGCTGGCAAATGACAGCTCGCATATGCATATGGCATTGGCTGATTACCTCTTGCAATTTCGCAAACCCGGCGACAATCCTCGTCCTATTACAGCAGGGATCAGCAAGAAGTATGGCGCAGGCGATGGCTGGATAACGCAAGAGGAATGGATTGAGTGGGCTGCACCTGTATGGTATCGGGAAACGCCCGACTATCCCGGCGGTATTCGTGAGACTGATGTTTTAAATGTTCGGCAGGCACGCGAAACGGACGATGAACGGCATTTGTGTCCATTGCAGTTGGGTGTCATTGAGCGTGCCGTGAAATTGTGGAGCGCACCGGGCGATCTGGTTTTTTCTCCTTTTGCGGGTGTTGGATCTGAAGGGTTTAAGTCTATCCAATTGAATCGTCGTTTTGTTGGCATCGAGTTGAAGCGGTCGTATTTCGATTCTGCCGTGCGCAATCTCAAATCGGCTGAGGAAATCGTTCAAACGCCTGAGTTGTTCGCGGAGGTGGTATAATGGCATTGTGGAGTGTGAAGTGCTATATCGCATCGCCATATACTATTGGTGACACGGCAGAGAATGTGCGTGCTCAGATTGTGGCGGCACACGAGCTGATGGATTTGGGGATTTCTCCCTATGCGCCATTGTTATCGCATTTTTTGCACTTACACCAACCTCGTCAATATGAAGATTGGATGGCTGTTGATTTGGCATTTTTGCCGATGTGTGATTGTGTATTGCGATTGCCGGGCGAGAGTGCTGGCGCAGATCGAGAAGTGCGCAAGGCAGAATCGTTATGCATCCCAGTGTTTAGAACTGCACAGGCTGTGTATGAGCATTATCGCCAATGATTTTATAGGCATTTCCGCCATAGACCTTGCTCGTTCCCACATACCACAAGATTTACGTGCTGAAGCATACTGGTGGGTACGTGCAGACGGTTATCGTGGCTCACAGGTGTTCTATGACGGTGAGCGTGACGGCATACACTGGTGGCGCTTCGGCAACGGTGATCGCGTGTATATCAAGAGCAAGCCGAGTGCAATGAGCAATGAAGAAGTAGAGCGTATGGAGATAGCACTGCGCAGGTATTACGCGATGGAGCGTGAGCGTATGCTGAGAGTGGGAGAATTGCGGTGAAGGTGAGAATTTACGGGCGCAAGACAGCAGGCAGTAATGCCGAGCTGCTGCGCGAAATGGACGAGGTGATACACAGTGAACGGTTCTCCACGAATGCAGAGCAGGCAATGTCGCACTTTGCACGTAGTCATTACAAGGTGGCATTGTTTAGCGATTATCACAAACCAGACATTGTTTACATCAATAGGGGTATGGAATGAGAAAACGAGACAAAGAACGTATTGACGCGCAAGAGAATGCCAGAATGGTGTGGGAGTCGTTGCCACTGGAAGACCGTGAATGGGCATTGCGTCACGCGGACAGTGTTATTCAGCGTTTACGTCAGGAGGGCGTGATAGAATGAGGCTCGATATGTGGATTGATTATAAGGTGAACAGTGGTGGTGGTGTAATGGACAGGGGCCTTGTTCGCAGAGCAGTGCAGGCATATGCCAAAGTGCAAGGCATCACATATCAGGATGCGCACCAGATATTGCGCGCCGCTCAAAGTGGGGTGCCAACGGTGTCACCTAACAAATTCCAAGACGCAGAATACCAGGACAGTCAACGCCGTGCGTGTGTTGTGCAATATCGTAGGCACCGGGTAGCGGTAGCGTGAAAAAGCGTAGAACCAAAAAGCGTCCACCTACACCAGAAGAACGCGCATATATGGCCTACGTCAAGACGTGTCCTTGTGTGATTGGCAATGCCGAGTGTGGAGGCAGAACGTGTGGGCATCACGTAGGCGTAAGACTTGGCGACAGTAAGAACCATAAACAACTAATGCCATTGTGCGAGCGTCACCACGATAGCAACGGTGTGAACGGTGTGGCATTCCACGCCACAGGACGCAAGACGTGGGAAGCCACATACGGCACTGAGCAGGAGTTGTGTCACCGCTTCGTGGCTACGACAGGTGGCTACGAGGCATTTATTGAGGGGGTGAGAGCGTGAGCAATTATATGAAACACGCAGAA